GTGTAGATACTGTAGTTTGTGGTTCCATAAAGCATATCATCAACATACAGTCCGTATGCTGTGGTTATTGTGCCACCACTCTTATACACACCTGTATGAACACCATAAGCACTTGCAACAGTTCCGCTAGTCTCAATGTAGGAAAGTATCGCGGTTGATGAAGTAGTTCCAGTTATACCTGTTCTATTAAGATATATTCCGTATTGATCTACCCCTGATGTTGAGCCAGAGGCAGTGGGTATTGTTATGTTTTGGGAAGCGTTTGCTGCGCCTCCCACGCCTAAGTTCCCCGTCACGCCGAGCGTTCCGGGTATGGTTACGGCACCTGCGGTAGTAACATTCATCCAATCAGCCGCTCTTATGGCGTCATAAAGATGCAGCGTCCCCTGTTGCCCCGCCGCGCCGACACCTTGATAAAAAATCCATTGCTGTGTTGCGGCAGTTCCCAGCGTTATTTGCGGTGTACTGCTATTACCACCGTGAACCTGAAGGATCACACTTCCTGAACTGGTTGCCCCACCAAGGGTCACGTTCTTTGCGAAGTACCCACCACCAGCAACTGTGAGTGCGGCAGTTGTTCCGGACGCATCCAACGTGTTCGTCACGCCTACAAGCCCACTCGCATTGATCGCCGCCATCGTGCTGGTGCCGGTGACGCCGAGGGTGCCGGTTACGGAGAGGCCGGTGGAGGAGAATTCCCCCCTGACCGTTCCCGCTACAACCATCCCGAGCTTTGCTCCTTCTGTATAGACAACGGTATCGCCGACTGCCCCTGAACCCATCAGCCGCAGCCATGACCCAAAATAGCTGAAAACCGCCCCGCTATTTTTTATCCCTAAATATGTTCCGTTCACGTTCGTTCCATCAAGCAAGTGGATGCCTCCCGTTGCTGCGGAACCTGCTGTAAGCGCACCTGTTGCACTCAGCGCCCCCGTGATTGTTGTAGCCCCTGCTGCAAGGGTGCTTGAGAGCGTTGTAGCTCCGGTCACACCCAACGTCGTCCCAACCGTAGCCGCAGCAGCCATCGCTACAAGGCCTGAAGCGTTGATCGTCGTTGCGGTCAGAGTGCCCGTGAGTACAGTAGTACCCGGTACGGTCAAATTGCCTGTGTAGCTAGTGCCATTCCCAAAACGAACATACGTTACTGTGTCAGCGTCATTAAGCCAAGCCGCTACAATGCGGTTAGCTGTTGTGGTTACTCCATCTACAAATACTGTGTGGGCCATAGTGAAGTCCTAAGTTAGGGGGTAAAGGTTCCAGAGGGGGTAGCTTCTGGGAAAAATTGACCGGGAATAGCACATCCCGGTTGAGCATACCCCGGAATACTAGATGTAGTTTCTGGAGTACACGCAGTAAGTATAAAGTCGTCAGTAGGCCATGGCCTTGACCAAGGTACTGTCATCTTATCTACTGAGGCTCTTACAAAGTCTTGTGGTTGTCTAAGTTCCCAGTCGTAGTCACAGACCATGAGGTTGTCCCACCTCTTAGTCAACTCTGAAGATAGAAAGGTAGTGCCGCATACGTCACACATAACTTTCCACTTACCACTGCTATACCCTCTTGCCCTAGACATAATTACGTATTTCTATAAAGTTTAACGAGTTCCATTAGATTTTGACCAGCTTGAGAACAATAGAAAAAGTCACTGTGCCAGAAGAATACCCATTAGTGAGTAATTGGATCTTCCCAGTAACTCCTGATCCACTGTTATTTTGTAGCCCCCCAAACTTAGTAAATTTCATACGTCCTGCGTTAGTCAAGGCTAGTATATCTACATCAGCAGTAGCATCCCATACTAGTCTAACAGCAAGAGGAGTACCTACTGAGTATTCAACAGCATCTACTCTAAATGTAGTTGGAACAGGTGTGAAAGAAGCAGGATCAACCACTGTAGTTGTAGACACATTACTTGTGTCTAAAATTCCAGTGATCTTTACCACAGCATTTCTTTCTCCATCCACTAGTATTTGAGTACTAAGTATATTAGCCATTGTTGACTCCTATATTAGTAAGAACGATCTTGGGAAGCCATTTCAAAGTCTACAATAAGATCACTCGTTGTTGGAGCAGTAGCAGCAGATTTAAACCCAAATCCCATTCCCAGATTAGTGGCAGTCGGAAGGTTAGTTACTACGGTTTGTGAATAAACCTTGGCGTCATTTACAAATACATCTACTGCATCTTTACCATTGTAGTAAAAACCAAGACGAATAAAAGTATCATTAACCAAAGTAGCCACAGCAGATTGAGTAGTAGACGTAGACGCTTTACGAACTATAAAGTCAATCGTAGAAGCACCAGCAGCTTTATTAAAATACATACCACCCGTAGGAGTTAGGGCACTATTAGCAGTTGTAAGTCCTAGTTGGATTTGATCGTTAGCAGCCGTAGTAACTTTAAAGCCTGTGTAAAACCAAACTTGTTGAGTTGAGGCAAAGTTAAAATTAAGTGGGTTAGTAATGATTGCAGCAATGTCATTAGTAACACTAGACGCACCACCAACAAGAGAAAGCAAACCACCAGCACCAGCAACAAGACCTATAGTAGCATGTGAAGTAGTATTAGTAACTGTCCAATCAGCTGCTACATATTGTTGAAAGTCTTCAAAGTCTAGACCAGAAGCAGTGGGATCGGGAGAACCAAACATACCTAAAGTTTGATTAACTTTTTGAGTAGATACACCCGAAGTAAAGCGAGTTGGGGTTGTCATTGTAAAGCTCCTTAGTTACGTTCTATTAAAAAGAACGCTGTATTACTACAGCGTAACTTAGAATTAATTATTACTTGGTACTAGATTTTTTAACGACTGTAGGCTTAGATGGCTTTTCTTTATAGCTTTCAATGCGCTCAACCCACTCATCTCCACCAGCGCCAAACTTTGCAGTATGCCTATCAAGAGAAGCTTCACGTGCCGCTTGTGCAGATGCAGCTTCTTCTTTTTTAGAGGGGGTTTTGCCCTCAGGCATATCAAAGAACTGCCTCATGTTAGGAAGCTTTCCAACCGGAGGCCGTTTTCCTTTTGCTGCTTGAATTTCAAAGCCCATATAAGGACTCCTTAAAGAATTAGTGGGAGGGACGTTTTAAGCCCCTCCCGGTACTACGTTAAAACTTACGGGCCGTTAACGCCCCACACGGCGCGGGGATCAGACCAGCCGAACGAGTAACGCTCATAGCCTTTCGCTTTGGCATTCATGGTGTCAAAGTCATTGTCTTGGTCAAACATGATAGCCACACGTTCGTAGTGCTTCATGCCAGTGCCACCCGGAATAATGTTACGGATGAACCAAGCGTGAGCAGCTGTAAAGTAGTGGTTGACCTTAAAGCCACCCGGAAGGTAGTTACCTGCCTTAATGACGTTAATGTCATTGTTGGCGTTGCCGGGTTGGTACGAGCTGTGCAGAATACGTTGCGCGTTGAAAACTTCGTTACGAGCAATGTGAAGCGTATTCGGCATGACAGAGATCAAAAGGCCACGGTCATTTGTGAAACCCATGATCGCAATCATCGCATCTTCAAGCGAAGCTTCACTAAGGTCAGCATCGACCGCAGGACGGTTCGCAAAAGTGCCGCCAGTCGTATTCGGGTGTGCAGTGCTGCAAAGAGCAACACCATCCCCACCAAGATACGTAGCGTTAAACGCTCGGTTAAACACGTTCGCACCAATGTTTTCTTTGGTTTGCCGGAAAGACATGGCAAGGGCAGCAGCCCGATTGCGCGAAACCTTTTCATACAGATTGTCGTCTTGCTCTTCTTTCGTAACGATGTAACCCATTGCATACGCAACGTGCGTGTAACGGGTCACAAAGCCTTGAACTTCCGAGTCATAGCTGACACCAGAAGCTTGGTTCTTAACAGGAACAAGACCAAACCCTGTCAGTTGAACGTCCTCTTCATAGTTCTGCGAAGAAGTGTCCATATCAAACAGATCCGTGTACTCAGTAACGTGTTCAGCGTAAGTCTGACCCCACCAAGCCTTAATACCGGGCCATAGTGCTTTGGGGTGTGATGCAGTAGTGATAACTCCAGCCATGATTTTCTCCTAGGTTACGGTGCGAGGTAGGCAACAACTGTGCCTGACGCGCCGTTAGTAACACCGTACTCATGGTAGTTCCACTTGCAGAGAACATCCACATAGGCACCAACCGCATTGTCAGGACGTTGCACAGCCCCAATAATGCGAATGGGGAGAGTGGCAGTCGTAGCAGGGGAGGTAAGAACCATAGTCGAGTATGGAGTAGACGGAGTGTGAGCAACGCTGGCTGAGACCGTGACAGCCGCATTCTTATGAAGGTCAGTAACAGCAACAGCAGTGCTATCAAACTGAACTTCAAAGACCGCGAGAGGATCATCCACAACAAACACATA